GGTATAGCCTCAATCGGTGCAGGAATAGGAGAGTCATTAAGATCGATTGGCTCGGGATCTGCGAAGTTACTGGATCCTCTCTTTTCATTAAAAGACTTGCTTTATGATGCTAATGTTTCTGGTGCTGCAAGTGTTGGACCAGTATCTCAGAGTCAAGGAACAACAAACATCAATACTGGAACTTCAAATCCTTCTACAAGTACAATCACTTGGTCTAGTGGAACCACCGCAACAGTGCCGACTCTAAGCCCAGCTGCCAAGTCATTTTATAGTAATCTCGGAGTTAGTGTGAATTGAGAAAAGGCAGTAAGGAAGCTAAAGCCTGGGGGCGTAAGATGCAGCGCTTAAGAGGTAAAGGCAAGCGCAAAACATCCACTAGAAGAAAGACACGAAAGACTACTAGTAGAAGGCGCAGAACTACAGGAAAAGGGATGCTTACTCTTACCCGTAAAAAAGCCTATAGAAATAGGCGTAAAAAGTCATCAGATAGTGGCTGGTCATGGTAAAATATTTAGGCATTAAAGAGATTATTCGCAGACGTAAGAAAAAAGGCAAAATTTATCGGGGAATAGATGATAATTGGCATTGGGCTTAAACCCAAATGTATTTCTCGCCTTTACACTTAGGACAGTCTTCCGTAGTATTGTAAATTGGATCTAGTTTATTTGAGTTAGTGGCTAGATCTACTGTTCTTACTATGCCATGTGGTGCGCCTGTTACTGTATCAGCGCACACATCACAGGGTTGCAGACTCTTGGGCTTGGGGTTGAACTTGGGTCTGTTTACTATTGGCTGATTTGATTTTTTCATAAATTCTTTCAACTATAGCTGGGTCTTTCTTAACTGCTTCTTCTACCTGTGGAACTAAGAAGGATGCAGCCTTTCTGTATTTGTTTGGTATTAATTGCATGATAACCTCGCCAAGACCCGAATTCTTCATGTCTGTTTCTGTAACTGTTGCACCATCTTTTATTCTGTTAACACTTGATTTAAGTCGTAAGATCTCTTGCCGATATTCTTTCGCTTCTTCTTTCTTACTCTCTGCTAAATATTGGATATCATTCTCAAAGTCCTTGATGCGTTGCCTAGAGTGTTTATTGACAGTTGACTTAGAGCGAGCAATGAAAACGGCACACATGCCACCACATACACTTGCCACCAGGATAAGTGATGCAGATAAAACTTCGATTTCCACATGATTTTAAAGAAACTAGTACAATCTAAGCCTTTCTAACCTCAATATTGCTTTAATACTACCTTCATCTAGCTCGTAAAACCTGACAACAATCCTAATACCATCTAATGATTATTTGAGAGTGTCCTTAAAGTTCATTGTAAGTATTAGTCTTAGTGAGGGGTATTGTTTACGGGTATGATTGGGTAAGTTAGCCTAGGTATATACTAAGTCAAAAAAATTTTATATATATTATTTTATAGGAGTTACGACTTAGTATTATTATGTTTAATCCAGATTTCGTTACTTCTTTAGAACGTGCCAGGAGAGTAGAAGAACAGGAACGCAACGAAGTAAAAACTGCTAAATCCATATCATTGGGTTTTAGTTACTGGTCCTTAGCTCAACAAATCAAAACTAAACACAACCTAAAAGGTAAGGGGTTTAATTCTGTTGTTGCTTTTTGCATCCACGAAATAGGAAAAATTGAGGGGATTGAATCATGATACACGCCTTTGAATTAGAAGAAGAAGTGGAAAGACTTCATGAATTAGAAGTTATACCTAGAATCAAGTGTATGCAGTGTCATACGTATATGCCAAGCGGAACCAAGTCTTCTTTTTGTTTAAAATGTTCAAAGAAAAGAATCTCGATGGGATCAGTAGGCGAATTGGCGTTGCTACTTTTTAAAAACGCTAAGTAGGGCTGCGACAAATTGCATAATCACAATCTGCAATTTAACCCATATTTTTTTAATCAAGATTTTTTCTTTTCGTTAGCTTTTAATTCGCTGTTTTCATCTTTTTGTTGTTGGGTTGGTTTTGGATATTTATCAAATATATTAAAAGACGCATTATGTGATTTTACAGCGTTTAGATGTGCGGTTCCTGTTTGATTATGTATCTTACAGTTATTTTCTGTGTCTAACCATTTACCGTCTTTGTCAAATATAATAACACATTTGCATGCATCAGAACTCCAACAGGTAGCACCTGAAGTATAAGGAAATGATTTATTCTTAAATTTTCTTTCAGAAGAGATCATGTCGTTACCGTTCCTAAAGTTGCATACATGTCTATATTTCCCGCTGCAGTTGCATGATATACCCAACAAATTAAACTTCCAGATGCAATATTTACACTTACAACACCACTGTCAAACGTTCCTGTAGTTGACGCAGGAACAGTAATCGGAGCTACATTAGAACCATCATCTCTAAAGGCAGTTATTTGATCACTTGCCTTAGCATTTCCCCGAATATTTAGCTGATATCGTGTAAAAGTTAAGTCTGTATTACATGGAATGACAAATTCGCTTTCAGTGTAACCCCATACATTATTTCCCCCACTTGGAAAGGCAGCAAAATATGTACTTGATGTTCCGCCGAAATTAGTTGTATTATAACTGAAAAAAGTTGTAGAGACAGGTGCAGCAGCAGCAGCTACCCATGTCGGTAAACCGCCAGCGCTTACCGTCAACACATCATCTTGGCTGCCTATGTCTAAGGCAGTCCTGGAGCCGTCAAAATATACCATTTGTCCATTCACTGACATTACTGGGCTGGCTGCTCCTGCCTCCCAAGTTGGAGTGGTACCAGTTGCAGTACCTAATACATATCCTGATGCACCTACGCCAAGTTCTTGAATATTAGAACCGTCACTGTATAAAATAGAACCTGCACTTAATCCAAATTGTGTAACATTGGCAGCTAGCGCACCACCGTCTTGTACAACTGTGCTGTCGTGAGTATGGGCTTTTGTAATATTTGAGCCACCACCGCTAAAGCCCATCTTAACCTCTATCTATTCGAAATCTTGTTGCTTCAGTTGTCAGCAGTGTTGGTGCTACTTGTGCCACTACGTCAGTGACAGCAGCAGCACCAGCGGTTATTTTCACACTTACAACGTTTTGGTCGTTTACGTTAAACTGACCGCTAGCTGATAAGTTAAACGCTGTAGAGCCATTTAATGAGATTGAACAAGTGTTAGCACTGTCCTGGTTAATTATAGCTATAGAAATTGCAACGCCCATATACTGACTGGGATAAACGATTGTGGTTGTTGCACCTGCTGCTATAGTATCAACTGTTGGAAAACTTTCTAATGTAACATCTTTTGGCTTGGTAGTTACAACAAATCCTTGAATCACTGATGGCAATTAAGCCACCTAAAACAAATTGGCGTACTTTAACAAAAAGCTATATGCAGCCTGACCGCCACCTGTTGCGGTTTGTGCTGTATTATACGCTAACTGTTTTCCGCCCGCTGTACCTGCCACTTCGATCGGAATTGGACCAGGAACCACACGACCAGAACTGCCAGGGTCGGAAGAAGAACTGAAGAAGGTTACACCAGCCTCTAATCCGTTTACTAAAACTCGAACCTCATAAAGCTCATTACCTGTTGGTTGAATTGATGACACCATATCCAAAATTACATTCGATCGGTTAAGCTGTTGAACTGTAAGTGTTGTTATAGCATCTTGAGATAAAGCATATGTACCTACAGTAGTTGAAGCATGATTATATTTGCGGATTAGGGGAACTGCCATTTTAAAGACTCTGTGTTAATGTGTTATCTAAAGCAGTGGAACCTCTTGATCCAGGTCCGATAAACATAGTTGCTGCTGCACCGATTACAGATTCAACACCACCAATGGAATAAGCTGCTATTCCTTCAACGGCTTTACCCATAGTTGAACCCATGAAACCAGGTGCTACGGCATTACCTAGTATGCCTAACAGAGCTACAACACCTGCACCAGCTAGGACTTTGTTTATCGTTTTACCAGTTTTTAATTTAAATGCCATTCTACATTCTAAGAATAGAGAATGACTTAATAAATATGCCTATTTTACATAGATATGGTTATTGGTAAGCTCACAGGCTATCTTGCGCTTGGGCTTATCGGTGCTTTTTTGATTAATGCTTTAGTAAGACCCGCTAGTGCTATTGGAACTGGTGGTGCATTACAGGAAACTGGTAAAGGTATAGCCTCAATCGGTGCAGGAATAGGAGAGTCATTAAGATCGATTGGCTCGGGATCTGCGAAGTTACTGGATCCTCTCTTT